TTACAGACCCACTTTCTAGTGAGCCTGTAATACTTAAGGATATTCATTTCACGCAGATCCTGCGCGGTTAATCTCAATTACTATATAGTGTTAAGAGTAATAGTGCAAGATAAAATGTCTTCGTGTAAAAACACAGAGTTAACATCATCACAAAGAACTATTACACCATCATTGTATTGAGGTCCAGTAGCGTTAGCAGCTCGTGCTATTTCTTTCATAACTTCTAGCTGTTTGTCAGAAGTAATAGTTAAAGTAACTGTATCAACATCAGCAGTAGCTCCAGTTGGATCAGTTAAACCAGCGTTGAACTGAACTAAAACAGTAGCATCAGCAGCACAAGTTACAGCTCTAAGAGCTTCAACAGGATACATAGCAGTATCATCAGCAGCGTCGTTTATAAGAAAATACTTGTTCATTTTTTTAGTTTTTTAATTAATAATTTGTTTTCGTTTTTAAGTTTTAGGGTTTTGGTTTTTGGTTTAGGTTTAATCTGTTAAGTTACTACGATACTGTAATGTGTGCTGCATCACCAGCAAGACCAGTTACAATAAAGTTTGTTCCGTTATACAAGACGTCACACGTGTCTCCTACTACAGCTCCAGAAATAAATACTATTTCATCAACTGCAGACTCTGATGCAGTAGAAGCATTACCATCATGACCAGCTACACCACCAATTATTTTGTCTTCATCAGTGTGATTTGCAATTGTTACTGCGTTTGCAGCTGCAGTTCCTATAACAAATGTTGCATTCCATCCTTTTTCAATTGTAGTTGATAAAGGTAATGTAATTTCATATGCAGATGCTTGGTTAATGTTAAATACACTACCAGAGTCACTAGCTATTAAAGTTTTAGCAGCAGCAACATCTACAATGTTTTTTCTTGTATTAAAAAATACTCTTCCCATTTTTAATAATTTTTTTAGTTAATAATTTGTTTTAATCGCTATCACCGGGTTGTAATGATAACTAGCATACTAGAATGACGTCTCCATCACGAATAACTCTATAAAGAGTGTCTTGCCACGAAATATCGTGCCCAGCATGTTTGTCGTAATATATCACGTCTCCATCTTTTAAACCTTCCACAAGATTTCCACATGATATTATTTTAGCTTTTATATAACGGTTATCTACATCTGTATCGTCCGTCATTATAAGACCAGCAACCTTTTTAGGTTCTGTCTTTATTTTATCTACTATAATATATCTATTAATTGCCTTCATGTTAAATTAAATTTAATTCATCTGGTGATGGTGTTTCTCCTAATATTATAGCACTTTTTTTTTCGCTAACTAATCTATATACACCATTCCAGGCTATACTTCTTCTTACTTCGTTTCCTAAAAAAGGATATACGCAATGCAATAAACTAGAAGGCCATATATACATTTCACCTTCTTGAGGTTGTATGCTTGTAATACCCTGTTGTAATAAGTCAGGTGAAACAGATCTATCTATAAAATCAATTGCCCCGTCTTTATCTTCTTTACACTCTATATTTCTTTTAGGTCTGTTTTTAGGTATTTTTAAATATAAAACAGAAGAAACATGACATCTTGTGTGAAAATGAGCAGGGTTATATTCTCCTGATTTCATTTCATTAAACCACATACTAGAGATGTCACATGTAACTATATTTTTAGTTTTACCTTTGTAATTAATTGTATTACTTTCTATATAACCACTTTCACCTAAACAATGATTAACATAAC